TTACACCGCTCGACGGCAAGTTTAGAGAGTTTAAATCGCCAAAGACAGTATTGCAGTTGGATTCGCTAATTAATTTCCCTAAAAAGACAACGCTAGATCAGGCGAATGCTATTATAAATTTTTGCAAGCAGATGAGAATTGGCCCGAACTGGCTATGCGTGGATCGAACTGGAAACGGATCAGGCATCCACGATGCGTTGTGCAGTCTATTCGGCAATGAAGCGATGGGAGTTAATTATAGCTGGGCGGCATCTGAAACTCATGTGCTAGGCGATGATTCGCAGAGAGCAAACGAACTTTATTCTGGTGTAGTCACAGAATTAATTTTTGGATTAGCAAAATATTTAGAGTTTGAGTTTCTAAAAATCTCGCCTTCGTTCCGAACGGAAGAATTGGTTCGTCAGGCAACCTCCCGCAGATACAAGCAAGTTGGGCAGGGACTAGTAAGAGTTGAGAGTAAAGGTGATTACACAAAGCGCACAAGGCAGAATAGTCCTGACCAACTCGATTCGTTATCCTTGTTAGTCTACCTGATGCGTCAACGAGGTGGGTCGATTGCAACGATGACAGAGCAAAAAAAACAAGAACAATTTGAAAAAAAACTTCCCATATTAGAGTCAATGGAATATGTTGACTTTTCCGAATAAATTTATATGAAATAAGCAATGGCAAGACCTATTGATGGATTAATTCCTCCCGGCGGATGGCATTACTTTCAAAGTGATGTGAAGTTAGAGGCTTATTCGTTAAGCAACCTATATGAAGTTGTTCAGCATTATCGTGCAGAGAATCATCTACCTATTGGCGATGTTCATGGTGATGTTAATTCTTATATCTGCGGTAACTTTCCTAATAACTGCCACGGGGTTGATTCGGTTGTTGTTGTTTCTGTGGACTCTCCTAATCGACAAAGCGAACTGCTTAATGACATCACTATATGGGCGAAAAATATACTTTTGAGTCAGAAGCAAGTTAGGTTAGTATCTGATGAACTAGCTGAAGCTAGGGCGAGAACTTGTTTGCAATGTCCTAAAAATATTCAATATCGAAGTGGATGCCATAGTTGCATTGCCGCTTCAGATCGTTTGACTGCAAGCATTAGGCAGGGTAGAGATACACATTCGACAAAAAAATTAAAGGGTTGTAGTGTCATGCGGCACGATAACCGAGCGGCAGTCTTTTTTGACAAATCGCATTTTGATGTAACAGATTCAGTTCCGCAAAATTGCTGGCTAAAAATTTAATATGGCAAACTTTCTTGAACCACTAGAAGCGCAGGTTATTAATACTTTTGCGACTAAAGCACCTCGGACTTTGGAAGCTGGGGATAAAAATAATAGATCACAACTCAATATTATAATGCCGGGGGTCAACCAGACCGACGAGGTTGTTAATGACGAGACGCTAGAAGTTAAGCGCACATTCCGTAATACCGAGCAGGCTTATAGTTCGTACCGCAGGTTGAAACAGCAGAATGTTGAACGCAATCGCAAGAATGCACTTATTCAGAAGAAGCTAAACAATGAACCTCCATACGCTCCAAAGAAACTGGAATCTATGGGTCAGAACTGGAGGTCGAATCGTCCTACAGGATTCTTGTCCACGATGGTTTCACGCATCCAGCCTCCTTTCAAGCAGGTTGTAGAGTCAAGCACCTATGTTACATTTACAAAGCACCCCGGCAAAGGGGTAGATGCAGAACACAAAACTAATATCTTCCGCGAAGAAATTACCAATTGCATTCGTGGTTGGTCTGGGCATGACGATATCGTTGCACAGGTAGTTCACGAAAACACTACATTTGGATTTGCGGCACTCTGCTGGGACGACCCTCGCGACTGGAAACCAGAATTTTTGCGGCAAGATTATACTTTCTTTTCCATTGAGACTCCGCAAGAAGTCGAGGCTACTCCAATCTGGGCGCGGAAACGCCGATACCAAATTAGTGAACTTCTTCCGATTCTTGAAGACCCGCAGACCTCTAGTCTTGCTGGTTGGAATATCAAAAACTTGATTAAAGCAATCAACAATGCAACTCCAGCAGGACGAACTCTTGACTCGGATGACGATGCTCGCCGAATCGAGGACTGGATTCGCGAGGGAAGCTACGGAGCCAGCTACGAGAATGACGCCAAGTATGTCGAGCTAGGAGAACTTTTAGTTAAGGAACCTCATGGCAAAATCAGTCGATTCCTTTTTGATGATAAGAGTGGCAACGAAATTTGCACTCAATTGGATCGCTATTCGCGAATGTCGGACTGCTTGGCATTGTTTAGTGTTGAAATCGGTTCTGGATCGCTGATGTCTAGCCGTGGGGCGGGGCGCGACCTTTACAATTCGCATATTGCCATCGATAAGGCGCGAAATTTGGTGCAGGACAATGTGTATTTGAAAGGAATGTTGTTGCTGAAGAAGACCGCAACAGCAAAACCCGGCATCGCACCTCTGACAGTCATGCATCCTGTGGCTTATGTAGCCGAAGGATACGAGGTAGTTCCGCAGTCTGCCCCAGCAGATGTTGATGATTTCTTAAAATTAGATCAATTCATCTCTGGTTTGGCCGAAATCCAGCTTGGAACCTTTCTTCCATCGTCCGCTTTGGGTCTACAGACGGGTGATAAGACCGCATCGGAGATCAATCGTGTTGCCGCCATCGAAAATCAGATTCGCGAAGGAATTTTAATGCGTTGGAGCAAGCAATACTCCGAGGCAGTTGCGCGAATGCAGAGAGGAATCTGCCATCCAGAGCATATTAAGGCGGCATCTGAACTCAAAATGCTGTTAGATGTGGCACGAATGACGAATCAAGACGCAATTTGGGCGCGAAAAGAGGTTGTAGAAGCCTTCCAGCAGTCCGAATTTGATATGCCTCCGTTTTTAGTGCCTTTTGACCTTCCATCGCACCTCGACGAAGACGCAGTTTCGTGTTGCTTGGCAATGATGGAGCGCAATTTGCCTCCTAGCGATATAATTATGATGGCATTTGCTCCAGCACAGGAGTTAATTCCTGATAATGCCGCCCAAGAGGGTGCAATTCTTGATCTTCTGATCCAAAGGTATAGCGGAAACCCTGCAATCAACCAAGATGAACTTATTAAGCTCGATTGGTCGAAGAAAATGGGTCAAGAACTAGCAAATCAAGTGATTTTGCCGAAAGATCAGGTTGAAGCAGTTGCAATCGAGGCAACTCGCGCCCAAATTATCGAATTGCAGAGCATTATTGCTGGTCAGGAAGTGCCAGTTTCTCCTCGCGACAACGACATGATCCATTTGGAGACTCTGGTTGCCAAACTCATGCCTGTAATCGCTAATGCGCCACAAGGCGGATTACCACCTGAAATGGTTGGTCCGTTTGCCAAGGCACTTGAGCATTTCATTACCCATGTGAATCAAGCGGAAATGAAGGGCGCAGATCGCGCTAAAATCGCCGAATATAAGCAGATGGTGCAGGAGGCTTATAAGCATCTAACCGCAGGTATGCAAGCACCACCCATGGATCAAATGATGCCTGCCGCAGGCGCAGGAATGCCTTCAGGAGGCGGCGGGGGCGGTGGGCGAGTTAGTGCCGCACAAGCACAGCAGGCGACTGAAGCTATCGCGCCAGATCAATTTTCGGGAGTTAATTCAATTGCCGCTCCCGGCAAACCACCAACAGCAGGATAATTATTATGGAAAAATCAAAAAAAACAACATTAGGTTCAAAGTCCGATAAAGAACTTGAAGCTATGTCTGAAAAAGCCAATAAAGCTTTTGATGAAAGACGAAAACTAGCTAAAGCAAAAACTGGATTAGGTTCCACCTCTGAAAAAGAGCAAGAGATCGAAGACTTGCTTTCCGAGGAGGAAGCACTTGCAAAAAATTACGAGCGCATTGAAAAGCAAGGCATGAGTGACCAAGGCATTGTTAGTCCGAAGGAACTTAAAGAATTCGGAAAAGATGTCTACAAGGGCGCGAAAGCTGGAGTTAAAAAAGTTGCTAAAGGTGCTGTTGAGGCCGCGAAAGCAGGCGTAAAAAAAGTGAAAGAGTATATGGATTAACATGGACTGGACTAACTCTGACGCAGTAAAATTTCGCGAATACAACAAGTCTGCTGGAGACAAGGTTAAAAAGTTCCTTTCTGCACTTGTTCCGAAGTGTGATGGCAACACAATTGAGCAGGTTGCTTTGCAGGCAAAGTATAAGGAAGGTTACGAATTTGCGTTATCGCAGATCGACTTTCTTTTGAACTTTGATGACAAAGAAGAAGACCCGTCTAGCGGCAAATTTACCGATATGTAATTATGAGTGCAGAAATTAAACCTCGCTTCAGCAAAACAATTGTAAACCCTGCCACAGGTCGAAAAAAAACAATTGAATACGGGCAGGCAGGCAAGGCAAAAGACGGGAAGGATCGCATTCGCCCCGGCACAAAAAAAGGTGATGCATATTGCGCTCGTTCTGCAAAAATCAAGGGAGATTGGAAAGACGATCCAAATAGCCCAAACCGCCTTTCTCGGAAAAAATGGAAATGTAAAGGCAGTAAATCGATGAAATAATATGGGCGGGAGTGCAACTTATAAAGGTTTCCCTACAAAACATCCATCTGTAAAAAATCCAGATGGGAGCGAAAGCAATGTGAAGTTGGGAACATTCGGAATTGATGACAGGCAGTATGTCATCCCAACAATGGTAGAAGGAAAACAATTATC